TGCCCGTTACACCATTAGATAATGGTAGTGTTACTGGAATCGCATATGCGAATGATTTGTCTACTGGAGCAAACTATATAGGAGCATTAGTTTCAGGAATATATCCATTATGGATTACATCTGCTGCTGGTAATCTTGATGGAACAATTTCTACTCGCCCAATGACCTGGGCAAATGGAGATATTCTAAGAATTCTTGCAACTTATGAGGCCGCATAATGGCAATTACAATTAATGGAACTACAGGATTTTCTGTGCCCTCTATTGTTGCTACTTCTGGAATGGAAACCTATAGTTGGGATGCTGGGGGATATGGTTTAAGAGTTAGAGCAAGTGCAAGTACTGCAAAAGCAATTATTCAATATACAAATAATCCTGCCACAATAGAATGGGGAAACCTTTCTATGATAAATCAAGATCTATTTGTTTTTAGAACATCTCTTGGAGATACAACACAAATTCCTTATACAAATTTTTCTTTTAATGGAGGAACTGTAGCAATTAGAGAATTTACAAATAGTGGAATTGAAATATCAGACTGGCCCGTTCCTACTCTATCAATTATTGCTAAAGATGATTACACTGGCAACACTGTTTTAAGTTTTCAGTATAAGGATGACGGAAACTACACCACTGCCCAGGCTTTTTGGAATTTTAGACTTTATGGTACTGCAAATCAGACAACTAGCAGCAGCACTACAGAGTTGCACTTAACTGGTCCTGGACCTCTTCAAATGAGTGCAACATCAACAGGTGGTGTAAGGCTAACTAATGGTGCTACTTCATGGGCAGCAGTTTCTGATGAAAATATGAAAGATATTATTGAGCCTATTTCTGATGCAATAAATAAGGTATCAACTCTTAGATCTGTAATTGGAAAGTATAAGAATGATCCAGAAGGAACAAGAAGATCATTTCTTATTGCTCAGGATGTTCAAAATGTTTTACCAGAAGCAGTGGCTACAGGAATTCAGCGTGGTCCAGCAGATGAGGATGATATTTCAAAACCTCTTGAAGAAACAGAGGTTCTTCTTCTCTCATATTCCGACGTTATTCCACTTTTAGTGGCGGCAATTAAAGAACTTTCAGAAGAACTTGATACAATTAAGAACGGTGCAGCATGAGTACAGTAAAAACAGTTAATATACAACATCCTAACTCTTCTAATATTAATATGGTATTAGGAGCAGATGGGTCTGTTTCTGGAGCCCTACCTTCCCCAAATAGGAATAAGATAATTAATGGAAGCATGGCAGTTTGGCAAAGAGGAACTTTATTTACTTCATTAGATGCTTATTCAGCAGATAGGTGGAAGTTTACTCAACTTTCACCTACTGGAGCATGTACACTATCTAGACAAACTGGTCCTACTAGGTTTCAGTATTGCTTAAGAATGCAAAGAAATTCAGGACAGACAGCAACTGGTGGAATTTTTATTGGATATGGTGCAGAATCTACAGACATAATTCCTTTGCAGGGTCAAACTGCAACATTTTCATTTTATGCTCGTGCAGGAGCAAATTTTTCATCCTTATCCTCTGCTTTAGGATTTTTTGTTACACAGGGAACTGGCTCAGGAACTCAGGCATTTGCGGCAGGAACTGGAGAAACTACTGCTATTTCAGGAACAGCAACACTAACAACTTCCTGGCAGAGATTTACTTTTACTGGATCTTTTGCTTCAAATGCATCAGAAATGAGAATAAACATGTACTATACTCCGATTGGAACTGCTGGAGCAAATGATTATTTTGAAATTACTGGGGTACAGTTAGAGCAAGGAAACTCACCAACTGAATTCGAATTCAAATCATATGCACAAGAACTTCGTGAATGTCAGAGGTATTATGAGTTAGTCGGTCTTGCCATTGCGACTAGTTCTCCAGCGGTAGCGGCAAATATTCTAGCGTGCTCATCTTTTGCTGTAAGAAAAAGAATAACTGCTGGAATTCCTACAAGAATAACAAATGATTATTTTTATGGCGCTGCTGGAATGGCAACTACAACATCTTCATACATAGTTACGGCAGAAGCAATTGTTGCGTATAGAACATCTAACGGAGCAGCAGGACAGACACAATTTTCAGAACTCGTTGCTGTTTCAGCAGAACTATAAATGATATAATTTAAAGTATGACAGCAATTGTTTTTCCTAGTAGCCCAGGCGTAGGAGACACATTTACTTCCTCTGGAAAGCAATGGCAGTGGGATGGAACAGCATGGCAATTGCTTAATGTTGGAACAAGTCTTCATGCGGCTACCCACGCAAGTGGGGGTACAGACAGAATAACAATCAGTCAAAGTCAAGTATTAGACCTAAATGATGACCTTGCTGATATTAATGCAGACATTGCAGATAAAGTATCTTCAGTTTCTCCTGCCTTTACGGGAGTTCCTACAGCACCTACTGCTACATCGGGAACAAATACCACTCAGTTAGCCACCACAGCGTTTGTGCAAGGGGAACTTGCATCAATTGATGCCCTACCTGATCAGTCTGGCAATAATGGAAAGTTTCTTGGAACCGATGGAACAACAGCATCTTGGGAAACAGTTGATGCACTACCAGATCAATCAGGTAATGCTGGAAAGACATTGACTACAGATGGAACAACTGCTTCCTGGCAAGTAGCAAGCGCTGGTGCATCAAAAAGCACGATCTTCTTTCTTGGCGGCATGTAGTATAATTAAATAGGAGTTGACATGGCAGAAGTCTATAAGAACGCACAGGTACAGGGTACTGCATCTACAGGTACATATGCAACTTTGTACAATACTGGTGCTTCAACTACCGCAGTAATTTCATCAATTCTTGTTACCAATACTGCTGCCACCGCTGCTCTTTATCGTATTGGCATTATGCCATCTGCTGGCACACCAGCAATTGCAAACGGTGAGTGGCTTATCTATGATGCAACGGTGCAGCCAAACGATACCGTTTCTTTAACACTTGGTGTTGTTTTAGGAAACACAGAATTTATTAGGGTATCGTCTTCTGCGAATACCGTCTGCTTTAATGCATTTGTGTCGGAGATTTCCTAATGGCAATCGGCAGATTAAGTTCTGCTAAGAACACATACACCAATCAAAATCCTACTATAACTGCGGTTTCAGCATCAGGTGGCACAGAAACTACATATACAGCAAATGGAAAAACATATAAAGTACATACATTCACAGGAAGTTCTTCTCTTATAGTAAACTATCCAGGACTAGTTGATGTGCTTTGTATCGGTGGTGGGGGCGGCGGTGCAGGAGAGCGTGCTGGAGGTGGTGGTGCAGGAGGGTTCGTTTTTGCTCAATCATATTTTGTTGAAGTTGGAAATATAACCGTTGCCATTGGCGCTGGTGGAGCGGGTGCTTATGGTGACCATGCCCAGAATGGAATTGCGTCAAGATTTGGAAGTTTGGTTTCTCCTGGTGGTGGTGGAGGTGCAGGTGATAGAACTGCTAACGGTGCTCGTCCAGGAATGAATGGCGCTTCTGGAGGTGGCGCTGGATCAACAAGCGGATCAAGCACTGGTGGCCTCGGAGTAACTGGCATTGGTAATAATGGTGGTGGAACTACTGGCAACGGCGGAGGTGGCGGTGGTGGTGCAGGTGCTGCTGGAACTACTGGGCCAAATGGTAATGGTGGAAACGGACTAGCATCAACAATCACTGGATCTTCAGTCACCTATGCTGGTGGAGGTGCTGGATCATTCTCTGGAACTGCTGGAACTGGAGGTGGTGGAACTTCTGGTGTTAATGGAACCGCCAATACAGGCGGCGGTGGTGGAGGATCGGGGGGTCTTGATGGTGATGGATCTAATGGTGGCAGTGGCATTGTAATTGTTCGTTATGAAATAAACACTATTCCATCAACTACTCCAGAATCTACTCAAGTATCTGCATATACTGGAACATATTCAACATATACTTCTAATAACATTACTTATGATGTGTATAGGTATACAGGATCAGGAAGCATTACTTTTGCATACCCTGGATTTATTGATTGTGTTGTTGTAGGTGGAGGAGGGGGAGCAGCAGGAAACGCCTATGCTCGTCGCGGCTCTGGCGGTGGAGGAGGTGTTTCTTCTCAAACATCCCTTTATGTTGTTCCTGGATCGTATTCTATTACGGTTGGTAATGGAGGAACTGGAGCAACTAACTCTGGTGGAGGCGCTGGAGGATTGTCCAAGATAACTGGTAATGGAATAAACATCGTTGCCGTTGGAGGCGGCGGTGGATGGGGTGCAGCCCCCAACCCTGTTTCTGCACCTCGTGGAGACTCTTCTGGAGGATTGCCGTTCACCACTGCTGGATTTGAGATTCTTTACGCACCAATTAATGGCTTTCTGGGTGGGCAGGCTGATGCGGATAACCGTCCTGGTGGTGGTGCAGGTGGTGTTGGTAGCGGAAGCACCGCTGGTCCTGGAATAACTTCTTCCTTTTCTGGCTCATCTGTTGAATATGGTAAAGGTGGCGGTAGTTCTGGATCTGGTGCTGCTGGTGCAGTAAATACTGGTGAGGGTGGATTTTCACCAGGGGGCGCTGGCGGTAGCGGAACGGTAGTCATCCGTGTAATTCGTTCAAATAGAAATGCTCCTTCTTCAGTAGTAGCAAGTGGCGGTACAGAAACAACATACACTGGAAATGGAACAAATGGAATTTCTGGACAGAATTATAAGGTACATTCTTTTACTGGATCTTCTACCTTCACAATGACGCAGGGTGGATTCGTTGATTGCCTTTTGGTGGGCGGAGGGGGTGGCGGTGGCTATGGCTATGGAGGTGGCGGTGGCGGTGGTGGTCACCTTTATAGAGAATCAGTTTACCTTAGTGCGGGAACTCATACAATTACTGTAGGTGCTGGTGGCGCAGGTGCTGGAGGTACTGGCAATGGTGTAAGTGGTGCTTCTAGCGCTATTGGTAATATTGGGATAGGATCAGATGCAATTCTTGCTGCTGGAGGTGGAGGTGGATGTAATGATGGAACATATAACGCTAGCGGTACTAGAGGTGGATGTGGCGGAGGAACAGGCAGAATAGGTATTTTTGGAATAGGTTATCAGGGTGGTAACGGATTTGGATTTGATGGCGCAAACAACGGTGGTGGAGGTGGAGGTGCAGGAGCATCAGCAACCAACAGAAATGGAGGTGCTGGCCTTGCTAACTCAATTACTGGATCATCAGTTACTCGTGCTGGAGGTGGAGGAGCAGGTGGTGGAACAACTAGTACTGGAGGAGTAGGTGGCGGAGGAAATAATGACGTTGCTGGAACGGTCAACACTGGAGGAGGCGGTGGTGGCGCAGCCGTAACTGCTGCTGCTGGCGGCAGCGGTATAGTAATAATCAGATACGCTACCTGATATAATCAGTATGAGGAAAATATGGCAATTTCTAACGTAGCGAACCCACAAGTAGCGAACATTAATCCTACTGGTGTTATTCGTGCTACTGGTGGAACAATAACTACTTTTACTCAGGGTGGAATTTCTTATACCTGCCATACCTTCACTTCTAGCGGTGCTTTCAATGTTTATGCTGGTGGTGGAGATGTTGAATACCTCGTTGTAGGTGGCGGTGGAGCAGGAGGCTGGAACTACGGAGGTGGCGGAGGAGCAGGTGGACTTCTTACAGGAATTATAAGCGTCTCAACTGGTTCTATTCCAATTACAGTGGGAGCAGCAGGATCTTCTAACTCTTCACAAACTATCACTGGTGGCAGTGGTGGTCTTTCTTCATTTGGTGGAATTATTGCAGCAGGTGGAGGCGGTGGTGGTGCTCTTACTGCTGGAAACTATGATCCAATGTCTGGTGCAGGTGGTGGTTCTGGTGGAGGGTGTAGTGGTTTTGGTCGTGGATTTAATGCTCCAGCAGGATTGGGAATAGTTGGTCAAGGATTTAATGGTGGTCAAGGCAGCACAACTGCTGGTGGCGGTGGTGGAGGATCTTCTGCTATAGGAACAACTTCTAGCGGAAATAATGGTGGTGCTGGTGGAGCAGGAACAACTTCTTCTATAAATGGTACTGCAACTCTGTATTCAGCAGGTGGTGGAGGTGGAGCCGTAAGCACTGGTGGTGCTATTGGGGGTGCTGGAGCAGGTGTAGGAGGTTCTGGAGGTGGTGCAGGTGGAACTGCCACAGGATACGGATGTGGTGGAGGTGGAGCGGGAAGTGGATCTTCTGGATCAGGATTCCAGGGTATAGTAATAATTCGTTATCCAAATGCATCAATTCCAATTCCTGCAAACTTCCAATCAGGATGGGCAAGCATTTCTTCATCAACCGCCACGGTAACCACACTTGGAGATTATTCTGTTCATAGATTTACTAGCACAGGGTCTATCACCATTAATTCACCTGGAGTTATGGATGTTTTTCTTGTAGGTGGTGGAGGTGCTGCAAGTAATTCATATGGTGCAGGTGGAGGCGCTGGCGGAGTTCAAACACTATACAGTTATTATGTACCCGCTGGAACATACTCAGTAACTATTGGCGCTGGTGGTGCTGCAACATCTGGAGCATGGGGAGCAAATGGTGGATCAACTATTTTTTCTGGATTGGTAATGCCTGGAGGTGGAGGAGGTGGAATGGGAGGAACTACTGGATTCCGTGCTAGTGGAAGAAATGGTGCTTGTGGTGGAGGTGGTGGATACGATAGCAATGCCGCTGCTGGTGGACTAGGTATGCTTGGCATTGGAAATGATGGTGGTCCTGCATTTAATGCAACAGGTAATGGTGCTGCTGGTGGCGGTGGAGGCGCTGGAGCGGTTGGTGGTTCTGGAGGAAATGCCATCGGTGGTAATGGTGGAATTGGAACTACAAACTCATTCCTAACTGGCTCTCCTCAATATTATGCAGGTGGTGGTGCAGGTGGAGCAAATAATACTGCTGGAACTGGAGGTTTAGGTGGCGGTGGAAATGGTGGAGTAGGTTCTGGTGCTGGATCTAACGCTACCGCTAACACTGGAGGTGGCGGAGGAGGAGCAGGAAATAACTCTACTTCAGGTAACGGTGGAAGCGGAATAATAATTCTTCGTGTAAAGACTCCTGCTACTCCAATATCTACATTAGTATCTGCTACAGGAGGAACTGAAAGCACATACGTTGGAAATGGGGCAAATGGTGTAAATGGTGTTACTTATAAAGTACATACATTTAATTCAACTGGAGTTCTTAACGTTGCTTCAAGTGGTCAAGCAGACATTCTTATTGTTGGTGGCGGTGGAGGATCACAACAGGCTCAAAATGGATATAATAATGGTGGAGGTGGATCAGGTGGATGGATTCAATATGGTCAAACATTCATTTCTACAGGTTCTTTGGCTATAACAGTAGGCGCTGGTGGCGCTGGAGGAAGTGGATTCACACCACCTGGTGTTACAGGTAATCCAGGAAGTCCATCTCGTGTTCGTAATTCAGTAGATATGTCAAGTTCTGGGGGTGCAGGAGGATGGTATAACCCTGGAAATGGTGCAGGGGACATTAACTTAAATAGTGGTTATGGAGGAACCCCTGGCGCTGGATTAACATTTATGATTTCTGGAACAAGCACAACATATGCCGCTGGTGGAAGTTCAACTGCTGGATCTTCTGCTGGAACTGCAAATACTGGAAATGGTGCAAGCGGTGCTACTGGATCAACAAATGCTGCTGGATCTCAAGGAGGATCAGGAGTTGTTGTTATTCGCTACCCAATGACTCAAGTAACTACAGGAACATTTGCGACGGTAGGATCAACAACAGGATCTCCAACAATAACTTCATATACAGGCAATGGTACTAATGGTACTAATGGAACAGTTTATGATGTTTATAGGTTTACTGGATCAGGATCTATCAACGTGGCTACCCCTGGATTAGCAGATTTGTTAGTCATCGGTGGCGGTGGTGGGGGTGGCTGGAATGCTGGCGCAGGTGGAGGAGCAGGAGGTCTTCTTTTTGCTCAATCAGCATATCTAAGTTCTGGATCTCAGTCTGTAATTGTTGGATCAGGAGGCTCTGGAGGAGGGCAAATATCAGGTGATGCCGCTAATGATGGATTAAATGGAAGTGCAAGCATTATTGGATCATTTGTTTCACCAGGCGGTGGTGGTGGTGGATCAATTAGAGTTGAAGGAGCCAACTACTGGTCTGGTCGTGGACAAAATGGTGGATCAGGTGGTGGAGCATCTGGTTTGGCTAATGGAACAACAGCAGCCGCAGGAGCGGCAACACCCACTCTTGGCAACGCTGGAGGAACAGCATTTAATGGAACTGGCTCAACAATTGGTGCTGGAGGTGGAGGAGGTGCTGGAGCAGTTGGAAGCAACGGTACTTCAGCAACTGGTGGTGCTGGTGGTGCTGGATTAGCAATAACTATTACTGGTTCTTCCGTGGTCTACGGAGGAGGCGGTGGCGGTGGTGCTCAGACAACTGGAGGCGCTGCTGGATCTGGTGGTGGAGGTGCTGGTGCTGCTACAAGTGCTGCTGTAGGATCAGGAACAGCAAACACTGGCGGCGGCGGTGGTGGTGCTCGCGGCGGAGGCGGAGTTAACAATGGCGGCGCTGGCGGTAGTGGAATCGTAATCATACGTGTAGCAAGAAACTAATACTATATAATAGTCAAAAAGGAAAGGGATAATAAAATGGCACATTTTGCAAAGATTAATTCAGATGGCGTAGTTGAGCAGGTAATCGTTGTTGACAACAAGGATTGCGGAGATCTTGACTTCCCTGAATCAGAGGCTGTTGGTCAGGCTTTCATCAAGTCAATTGGACTAGATGGAACTTGGAAGCAGACAAGTTACAATTCAAACTTTAGATCCAAGTACAGTGGAATTGGCGATAAGTATGACGCTGAACTTGATGAGTTTGTTTCTCCTGTAGTAGAACTACCTGCTGAATAATGACAAAAAGTTTTTCCAGTAATCTCAGTGGAATTACTGTCCAATACACCTGCGAAAGAAACGGGTATGGTGGGGTAGGTCAGGTAATGTCTTATGGTAACGGTTCCATAACAGGCAAGGGTCTAAGGATGCCACGCTCAGGAAGAATGTTTTATGCAACACTTTCTGGAGCATTTGTTATTGGAACAACAACATTTAAAGCATATTTAAATGGTAAAACACAAGACGAATACTGCCTTAGCGCCAACGGCGAGGCAGATGATATAGGAGTTACCAAAGATTGGTCCGACCTACCCCTCTGCTTTAATGAAGGAGATGTTCTGGGATGGATTCATACAGAAGCACCACATAGGGCCAATACCATGAACATATCATATTTTGTTATGTTCGATTAATCTTAAATGATATAATGAAGGTGGTGAAATACATTGACTCAATCAGTAGGTAGCGGAACATATAACGTAACAATTCCATCATTGTCTGACAATGCCTCTATTGTTGATGCCTTTAAATATTATCATCAGGGTGGACTAACTGGCTCACCCGCTACAAACAGCCTAGAGCAGTATCTTATTGATATAAACAATAGAGCACAATACATTGAGAATGCTATTGGATATACAACTCTTAATCCATTAAGCCCATCTTCAAACATAAACTCAAGAATAACTACACTTGAATCTACAGTTGGAACAAGTCTTGCGTCAACCTATGTAAAGATGATTCCATCATCAAACTCAGTTACTGCAAACAGAAACATAATTACACCATCTACAGCGACAATTATTCCATTAACAATTCAGGGGGTAGTTGCACAGAGCGCAGATCTTCAGCAATGGCAGACCTCAGCAGCGACGGTAGCAAAGGTAGATAGCACAGGAAAGATGTTTGCCTATGATGGAACATCTACTGCTGAAGTAGCAACGGTATCTGGAACTCAGACATTCACCAATAAGACTTTAACAACACCAATTCAGACAATAGGAACAAATCCTAGAACATCATCCTATGTTTTGGCACTATCAGATCAGAGCAAGATTATTGAGGTTAACTCAAATTCAGCAACAACTGTAGGGGTTCCACTAGATTCTAGCGTAAACTTTCCAATAGGAACATGTATTGCTATAATGCAGACTGGAACTGCTCAGATAACAATAGATCCAGCAGTAAGCGTTGGGGGAAGCGTTGTTGTCAATGCCACTCCAGGACTGAAGACAAGAACTCAGTGGTCAATGGTTACCCTCATCAAGAGAAGCGCTAATCTCTGGGTTGCTGTTGGAGATCTAACCGCATAGATTGGTGGAGGTTGATACTTATGTTTAATCCCGCTCTCACAGTTTCTCTAGCATGTGGAGGAATGGGAGTAGTTGCACCAACACCAACTCTTTCCCATGGACCATCAGCAGGAACATTTATTATTGATAATTATGATTCTAATTTAAGATATTCAATAACGGCAGGAACAAGAAGCGGAAATACCATAACTCTTGGAACAAGTGGAACCGTTATATGTCAGGTTACTGCTTTTACTCAAAAGGGTGTAACTCCATCAGCAGCAAAGACTTGTGAGCGTAAGACGTACACGGAGTCATATGTTCAGGTTGGAACGGCTCCAGGTAGTTGTGGGTATGTTCCAGTTGGTCAGGGAGGTTGCAATACTGTATCTTTTTGTGAGGGTGGACAGTGTTACTGTATTCAATGTTTTGGCGGTGGTCCAATTTATGGTTATGTTAAGGATGCAACACCATCAGGGTATACTGATAGTTATGGAGAATGGTGGAAGATTACATGAGAATTGATGATGAGCCAACAATAAGTTTTTCTAATGAGCATGGTATTGGAGCAACATATACCATAAAAGAACTTGTTGGACTAAGAGAAACCTGCTCAGATGATGAATATTCTGAAAGAATATCAACTTGCCGATCATGCAGAAATTTTGTTGGAAATGAGATATGTAATAAAAATGAACAACTTGTTCGTGTTTTTTGCAGGTTGCTAGACTCAAAGTGTCCAAAAAATTTTTGGTAATGGTATAATTTTTATATGTCTAGTGGAGCAACTTCAGTATATGGATTGCCTTATCCAATTCAAACAGACCCAGTTGATGTAGCAGCAGATGTTCAGTCTTTGGCTACAAATGTTGAGACACAGTTGTTGCTCAAAGCACCACTCCTCTCTCCAACTTTCACAGGAGTCCCACTATCTACAACCCCAGCAGATTCAGATAGCAGCACTAAGATTGCTACCACTGCATTTGTCAAGAATCAGGCATACTCTACAGTTGCCTCCCCCACCTTTACAGGAACGGTAACAATACCAACACTATCTGTTACTGGTGCTGCAACAATCACATCTACAATATCAGCATCTGGACTTGCTGGATCTCTTCTTTCTTCCACCGTTGGATCTACTCTTGGAGTTGCTGCTGCTGGAACATCAGCAGTACCAGCACGATCAGATCACGTTCATCCAACACCAATTCCTACGCAAACTGGTAATAACGGAAAGTTCCTTACTACAGATGGTAGTGCAGTATCTTGGGGAACAGTAATTGGAAGCGTATACCAGTCATCTGCTCCATCCTCACCATCAACAGGAGCCATTTGGACAGATTCAGACAACAATGTTTTGTATCAGTACAATGGAAGTGCCTGGGTATCTCCAATGGGTGTGGAGATTGCAACACCAACATATTCAATCAATGATTACACTCTTGTACTTGCAGATCAGTCAAGATTCTTGCTTCTTTCAAATGGAACTACTGCGGGATCAATTAGTATTCCAACTAACTCTTCAGTTGGTTTTGCAATTGGAACTCAGATTCAGGTTGTGCAGTACGGCACTGGACAGATTACGATTACTCCAAAAAGTGGGGTAGTTATAACTGGTACACCAGGATTAAAACTTAGAACTCAGTGGTCATCTGCAACATTAGTCAAGATAGGTACAGATACATGGGTTGCCATTGGAGATCTTTCAGCATAATGTATAATATTTTTCCAGGAGGATTTGAATAATGGCTTTTACCTCACTTTCAGGAACGTCTGGTTCTAGTGGAAGATACGTTAACGCTAAGCCAACAATGACTTATAATGCTTTCCCAGGAATCTTTAATATCACTAACAATGATCGTACAGCAAACTACTCCTCATACTCAACTGTAACTGCTGGAACCCTATCCTTCGGCTCAAATAATTCAACGGTTCAGTTGTCAAATGCAGATACTATCGCTACCGTTACTAATCGTTCTGCAAAGGGTGTAACTTCAGCACCATCTACACTTGCTGAAAGAAAGTCTTACACATATACTTATGTTGTTGCTCCACCACCACAGCAGTACGGTTGCAGCCCATACACAGGATGCAATGGAACTCGTCATGGCGGAGATTGCATGGCATTTTATGGTAGTCCATATACTTATTTGAACCCCGCACCAGGATACACTTCTGGCGGTTCAGAGTGGTACAAGATAACATAACCTTGTAACAAAAATGTTATAAACCTCACCAAGTTTTTCCCCTATCCGCATTGCGGAAATCATAAGAAGTTGCTACAATTAGATTTCACTAAAATTCAAAAGGACGGTGTTCAAATGTCATTCATTGACGACAACGGATCAATTTCAGATCCATACAGAAACTTTATTCATGTCTCCAGATATAGCCGCTGGCTAGAGGATAAGAACAGAAGGGAGACTTGGGTAGAAACTGTAGATCGTTACATGAACTTCATGAAGGGCCATCTTGTTAAGAATTATGGCTATGATGAAAACGATATTAAGTTTGCCAAGGTAAGGGATGCAATCCTTAATCATAAGGTCATGCCTTCTATGCGTGGACTCATGACTGCTGGACCTGCGCTAGAGCGAGATCACATCGCAGCATACAACTGCTCATTTATTGCCGTAGATAGCCTTAGATCATTCGATGAGGCCATGTATATTCTCATGAACGGAACTGGTGTTGGATTCTCTGTTGAGCAGAAGTACGTTGCCAACCTTCCAGTAATTGCAGAAGAATTTTACCCAACAAGCACAACCATCATGGTTGAAGATTCTAAGTTGGGTTGGGCAAAGGCATTCAAGGAACTTATTGGACTTCTAGTTACTGGTCAGATTCCAGAGTGGGATATGTCAAAGGTTCGTCCAGCAGGATCACGACTAAAGACATTTGGTGGTCGTGCATCAGGACCAGAGCCACTAAACGATCTTTTCAAGTTTACTGTTGAGCAGTTCAAGATTGCTAAGGGCCGTCGTCTAAAGCCAATTGAGGCTCATGATCTTATGTGTAAGATTGGCGAGGTAGTTGTTGTTGGTGGAGTTCGTCGTTCAGCACTAATCTCTCTTTCTAATCTAGATGACTTTGAAATGGCTAAGGCTAAGTCAGGTCAATGGTGGGAGACAGAGGGGCAGCGTGCTCTCGCTAATAACTCAGCGGTATACAATATGAAGCCAAATACCGCTCAGTTCCTTCGTGAATGGCGCAACCTATATGAATCAAAGTCAGGCGAGCGTGGTATCTACAACATGGATTCAGTTCGCAAGCACATTGATTCATTTGGTCGTCGTGACTCATCCAAGGTAACTGGAACTAACCCATGTGGAGAGATTCTTCTTCGTGCCAATGAGTTCTGCAATCTTACTGAGGTTGTTATTGACGCAGATGATACTGCTGAAACTCTTGCCGATAAGATTGCTCTTGCTTCAATCCTAGGCACATGGCAGTCAACAATGACCAACTTCAAGTATATTCGTAAGAACTGGAAGGATAACTGCGAGGAAGAGCGTCTACTTGGCGTTTCCCTTACAGGAATCTTTGGAAATAAGTTAACAGGAAAGATGCACGACGGTCTTCCAAAGTTGCTCACAGATCTACGAGAGGTAGCAGTTGCTGAGAACGAGAAGGAGGCAGCACTTCTTGGCATTAATGCATCTGTTGCTGTAACCACTGTCAAGCCTTCAGGAACTGTATCTCAGTTGACTGGTGTTTCCAGTGGAATTCACCCATGGTATTCAGAGTATTACATTCGTTCAGTTCGTGCAGACAACAAAGATCCTTTGACAGCATTCCTCAAGGATTTTGGCGTTCCCAATGAACCAGATGTAATGAAGCCAGATGCCACCACGGTATTCTACTTCCCAATTAAGGCTCCTGTTGGAGCAACAATTACAAGCGATCTTTCTGCCATTGATCATCTAGAGATGTGGAAGGTATATCGCCAGAACTGGACAGAGCACAATCCTTCTGTAACAATTAACGTTGCAGAAGATGAGTGGCTAGAGGTAGGTGCTTGGGTGTACAAGAACTTTGATGCCGTTGGAGGAGTTTCATTCCTTCCTGCATCAGAGCACTCATACAAGCAGGCTCCATATCAGGAGATTACCAAGGAGGAGTATGAAGAGGCTGTTGCAAAGATGCCAAAGAATATTCCATGGCAGTCACTTCCACTTTATGAACTAGAAGATACAACAAGTGGAAGTCAGGAACTTGCCTGCACAGCAGGTGCTTGTGATGTAGTAGATCTTGTTTCTGCGTAATAGGTTGGTTGCGAGAGGGGGTAGTCGTCTGACTGCCCCCTTCTTGCTATAATGTATTATATGAGTATTGCTGCAAACCAGTATGCAAATAAGGTATTTGCAGAGCATCCAATAAGTCTGTGGAGCCTAGACGATCAGGCATATTACATTTCATTGATTGATGATGGTGATAGAAGATTCTCCAACTGGACTGGATCTGGATTTACCACTACAGACTACACATCTTTGCCCTCAGGATTGCCAGAATCACCATTTCCATCAAGCAATGTTTATTCATCTTTTACCAAGAGCACAACTGCTTCGGGAACAGTAGAGATTGTTAGTCCAGCACTATTTAGTGCCACAGAGATTAATCCTGGAATAACAACTTTCTGCGTAAACTTTTTCCTTTATCAGAATCCAACATTCATAACTGCTTTTAGAGTAGGTTATAGATATAACAATGCTCTTGGAGTACAGCAGACAGTAATTTCATCAAATATATCTGCACCATTATCATCTTCATGGATTAACTTTAATAACTCATATAGCATTCCTACAAGTTGGTCAGGAAGCGTAAAGATTTTTATTCAGGTAGATTTTGCTGCAAGTTCAGGCGGAACAGATGCAAGAACCATAACAATGCACGGTCTATCAATTGGTCAATCATCAGAAACAACATGCTACACCAGTCTTGGCGTTACTCCAATCGCCCTTCCAGCAGAATTAAACATGTCTTCATTATCTGGAACACCTGCTGATCAGTATGGAGTGTTATCAGATAATGGATATTTCATAATAAGAAATAATCTTCTTCTTGCCCACAATGATGGCTTACCAATTATCTATGGAACAGATAACTCAACAAAGATTGCCCCAGCAGGTATATCTGGAATTCCATCATTTGTGTTCCCAGGCAAGGGTATGCTTCATGAAAATGGCAGGAATAAAAGATATACCTTTGAGATGTGGATAAAGATTGATCCATCAACAACTAAGTCTCAAAGAATACTTGGACCACTTGACTCTACAGACGGGATATACGTTAAAGAGGGTTTTCTAACATTAGTAATAGATGATCAGATTGGATCTTATCCTGTATCAGAATGGTATAGGCCAATGCTTCTTCATCTATCAATACGAGACAACAATGCAACTGTAATGATTAATGGCGAGCAGGTTATTGACATACCCTTCGCAAGAAACTCAGTAACTCTTTCAAACCTAAGAGATTGGTGGGGCATCTATTCATATTCATCAACAAATATGTTTGAGATAGATTGCCTATCAATATTCCCATACATCTTGTCAAGTTCAGTAGCAAAGCGTAGATTCGTCTACGGTCAAGGAACTCCAAGCGTTCAGTCCATTGACAATGCTTACAGGGGAACACCAACAACGATAGAGTTTGCAACAGCAGAATATGGTGCAAGCATCATTTACCCAGACATTGCTCGCTGGGATGCTGGCTACTTTAATAATCTTGATGCCACAAAGAGTTATCTTTCCGTTCCAAATTATAAACTACCAATAATAAATATTGGAGGAAGAAATCTAGAGCAGTGGTATGAGGATAATCTTATTATTAATGATCTAGAATATCCAGACGGTACTCATCCTAACTTTATTTCTTTTAGACCAAATCTTATCGCTGGTCAGTGGAATCCAGATGGAATTCAATATCAGGAAGATTGTTACTTAAACTTTCCAACATTAAATATTCTTAATGATCAGGTTTCAGCAGTTTATGGAGTTTTCGAGGTAGAGGACGATATTGCCTCAGAAAGAATTCTAATAAGTTTTAGTAACGTAATCAATGGTCAAACATTTGATATTGTGGTAAATGGAGATTCCATTGATTACAAGATTAATGGAACGATTATATACTCTGAGACAGCAGTTGTTGGTGTAGAGAATCTAGTTGGCATTAATTTTGAATCTCTAGGAAACACCTTTGGATATGAGGTTTCAAGATTCTTCTCATCACCAGCATCAATTCAGGTATACGTTGGAGGAAATGGAACTTACGGATCTACCTTTGAGGGCAAAATCTATTTAATCGGATTTGCCAATCAGATAGATTATTCAAACATCTCAGAGAACTTTCGTGCAAATGGAACGGCAATAGCAACTAGATATCAGTTCTTGTTTGAGCATCTTTCTAGTTATACACTAATTCCAGAAAACGAATATGGAAAGTTATTCCTAGATATCTCAGTCTCTGGTCAATGGGAAGAATACTTTCCATTAACATATTTTGCAACATATGTAAATGACGAAAATGGAGATCCTGTATATGAATTGGATATGTTGCAGGTAAATCTTGGATATACAACAGTTTCTTCATCAAGCCTGTGGTCATATGGAGAATTAAAGGTTGATCCAGCATCAACAACATATGCAACCTTAAAAGCATCTGCATATGGCACAAGTTATTTATCACTTAAGAAAAAGAACAGCACTGGATCAACCATTGACATTTCTGATTCATCAATGCAGTCCTACGTTACTTTCCAATCACTGTCTAGCGGAGCGAATGCGCCACTATCAAGTTTTGCATATACAAAGAATATTCTAGAAGATGGTGTCATTTATGCAGACGATCAAAATACCATTTCTATGCCAGAAAGGGTATATGATACAAAGTTTGTATTTAAAGATAATATGATTATCTATCCTCCAAAGGCAAACGATTTTAGAGACTATGCTATGGTAGTTCATCTACAGATAAGTCAAAGATCAATATTAAAGAGTCCATTAAGAATTAAGAGTTTTGAAATTAGTGCAAAGAATCTTAACTATAACTCAGCAACACTTCCAAACAACCAAAAGAACTACATTGGAACAAAGTGGGGAAAGAAGGCATATCTCTTAACACAGTCTGTAGCAAATGGAGATGACTATAAGGTCAACAATCCAATACTTATCCACAAGTCTTCCACACCATACCTTTATAACACAAAGAAGTCAGGAATAAGGGTTATTAATGAAAGCACATCAAATACAATACAAAGTAATCAGAATGAAATTTTTATTCCAATAAACGAGAACGCATCTTATGACTATAAGGTTGGTGCTCTCCAGGTTATGGTAAACCCATCATTTATCGTGGGAACTGGAAACATTAAAATGTTTGAGGTTAAGCATAAGAATGGCACGCACATGTATGCAATATCAAAGAGTGATGATAAGGCTATCTTAAATGTTTATGAAGGTGAAAGTGGCAGCACTCTTGCTACAGGAATTAACTTTTATCAAAACGGTAGATATGTTAAGAATGCAGTATTGAAGAATAATGAGTGGACTTGCATTGGAATTATTCTTCCAAATGAACTAGACTTTAGCGAATACTCAGACGGTGGAATAAGATTGTTCGGAGGATTCACATTCAACAATATATCTTATTACTTATCAGATGGTCTAGGAATTAAATCAGAACTACAGGTTAGAACGTGGCAGAATGTCTTTACTGCTGATGGAACGGTTCCAGGTGGCACAACGTGGGCATATTGGAATGGAGAGACTTGGCAGTACGTGTATGTCACTGGTCAATCAACATCATATGTCACAACTCCAGCAGAGATCTATCAGTCTTATGTGGGAACAAACAGCACAGTTATTGATGATGGTGGGGGAATGTTGGTCAAACAATCACAGGCAGAGATACTTACTAGCGTTTCTTGGCAAGATATATCCGCTAAACCCGCATAATCTGGTACAATTGTGGTTATGAGTAATAAGAAAAAGCCAACTATTGGTAAGACAAAGATCACCGTTATCGACAAGGCAGAAGGCCAAAGGGCCATGTTTGGTTATGCCTGGGGTTTATACTTCTGGCAATTACCAGATGGACACTTGTTTAAGGATGACGAGGGTAGGCCATTAAACATTCCTTCAGTTGAGGGTGATATTAGTCAGATGGCTAAACTCCGTGATGCTGCTGCTGCAAATGGTCAGCCAGAAGGCAATCCATGGTTTTATGCTGGTATCGGTCGTGCGACAGACGATGAATATGAGGAGCAGGTTCAGCGCATGGAGCAGGGTCTTATTCCAACAATGAACGACTTTGGTGCGGTTGCCGCAGCGAAGAAGACCTCTCAACTTTATGGAGGAGCAGAATAATGACACAAGAATTCTTAATTGATGCAAAGATGGCAGAGCAAATTATTGAAAACGAATTTGCCAATGCAGATCCATTCAACAAGAGTTGGGAGGATCTATCAGGATTGCGTGGCATTAATAAGAACTTTAAGCGTCGTCAGGCTCGTGTAGAGAAGGCTGTACCACCACAGGGAATGGCAGTATCTAGCACAGGTGCAAACAACCTTGTTGTTAATCAGGTTCCAAGAGATCCAGATGGTCAGATTTCTCGCAGATACCTCAGTGATTCAAGATCTATTGGTCAGAATACAGATCATACAGTAGGATCAAAGAAGATTAATCCAGGTCAGGTATACCGTAACGGATATGGAATCTTTGATCTTATTACTCCACCATACAACCTTTACGAACTTTCAGCATATTACGATACTTCTTTTGCCAACCATGCGGCGGTAGATGCCAAGGTTTCCAATACAGTTGGTGTTGGATACAAGTTTGATATGACTACAGCAACTCTTATTAAGTTAGAGACTATGGAAGCCGAAAAAGCAAAGAAGGCCAAGAAGAAGGTTGAGCAGTTAAAGATCCAACTTGGCGAATGGCTAGAAAGTCTTAATGATGATGATAGTCTAACAAAGACTCTTGAGAAGGTTGTCACTGATATGCAGGCAACTGGAAACGGATACATCGAGGTTGGTCGTACCGTTGCTGGTGACATTGGTTACATTGGTCATATTCCATCAACAACAATGCGTGTTCGCAGACTTCATGATGGATACATTCAGATCATTGCAGGAACAATCGTATACTTTAGAAATTTTGGTGCTACTAATCCAAACCCAGTTACAGAAGATCCTCGTCCAAACGAGGTAATTCATCTTAAGGAATATTCACCACTCAATACATTCTATGGAGTTCCAGACATTATTGCCGCAATGACTTCCCTACAGGGCGATCTAATGGCTGCACGCTATAACATTGATTACTTTGAGAACAAGGCTGTTCCACGCTACATTATTACTGTCAAGGGTGCAAAGTTAACACCAGAGGCAGAGGATAAGTTGTTCCGTTTCTTCCAGACAGGACTCAAGGGTCAGTCACATCGTACCCTGTACATTCCACTTCCTGGAGATTCAGAAGGCAGCAAGATTGAGTTTGAAATGCATCCTGTAGAGAATGGCGTACAGGAAGCATCCTTCTCTCAGTATCGCAAGCAGAATCGTGATGACATTCTTATGGCACATCAGGTTCCCCTCTCTAAGTTGGGAGGCATTGATTCAAGTTCTATCGCTGCTGCTATGACACAAGATCGTACATTCCGTGATCAGGTAGCCAAGCCACTACAAGAGTATGTAGAGAAGGCGATTAATAAGATTATTAAGGAAAAGACTGACATAATTAAGTTGTCATTCAATCAGGTTAGCCTTATTGATGAAATTGCTCAGTCACAGATTCATGAGCGTTATGTTAAGAATCAGATCATGGTTCCAAACGAGGTAAGAGAAGACATTGGTTTACCACAAAGAGATGGTGGAGATAAGCCACTAGAACTCAACCCTCGTCAGGCAGCAGATGCCAAGGGAAACATGGATGGAAACAAGACAAGAGACGCTGAAAGAACTAATGCACAGTCTGATGGACCAGCCGCAGTAAGCGGAAGAAATCCAAAAGGCGAAGGTCCAAAGACTTCATAACAATTAAATAAAAATTAATGTATAATGGGAATAACTATGGATATTAATAAAGCGCATTGGTCAACAGAGAAGGACCACATCCGTCTTTCTATGCCAATCAATAAGGTAGATAAGGAGCGCAGAATCGTCACAGGTTTTGCTACTCTTGATAATCTTGATCGCCAGGGTGACGTTGTACCCAAGGAGGCGAGCCTCAAGGCTTTTGAGTCATTCCGTGGAAACATCCGTGAGATGCATCAGCCAGTCGCTGTTGGCAAGGTAGTTTCTTTTAAGGAAGATACCTATTTTGATCCAGAGTCAAAGAAGTTTTATAACGGAATCGTTGTATCTGCATATGTAAGCAAGGGCGCACAGGATACCTGGGAGAAGGTTCTAGACGGAACTCTCACAGGATTTTCTATTGGTGGCGAGATTCATGATGCAGAAAAGGTATACGATGAGGATCTTGATAAGACCTATCAGGTTATCAAGGATTATTCACTCAGCGAACTTTCCCTTGTAGACAATCCAGCAAATCAGTTTGCTAACGTCTTTAGCATTGAGAAGGGTGTCGCTACAGGATACCTTTCCAAGACTTCAACAGAGAATGTCTATTGGTGCAGAAAGTGTGACATTGTTAAGATTTCAGAAGATTCAGCCTGCTCATGCCCACAGTGTGACAAGTCCATGACAAGTATTGGATTCGTTGAAAGCAATGATGCTGAAAAGGCTTCTGTAGTTAAGTCACTTGTTTCTGAGATTAAGGAAAATGAAGTACAGAAGGGTATTGTAGAGAATACATTTGTTAAGTTTGACGGAGGATACGGCAAGGTATCTCAGGTAATTCTTAAGGGTGGAGCAAGACTTTCCACAGAAGAAATCGTTCATAATGCTAAGACAGATGATCCAATAACCATCATTAAGGTATATTCACAAAAAGACGGTACAATAGTACCCACGAATCGTCGCGTTATAAAAAATATTTCTTCATTAGAAAAGGTTAATGCGATTAGTAAATCAGAGGTAAAGGAGGTAAGCAAGATGGACTCAGACATTGTTGTTGTAGATGAGATTGAGAAGGGCATGGACTTTGATGGTTCAGGCGATGACCAGATCAATCCAGAGCCAACCGCACTCCCAGTTGAAGAAGTAACAGTTGAAGCAGCAGAGGAAACCGCAAAGGCTGATATGCCAGAGGTAGAGAAGGCTATTGAAGTTGAAGTTACTGAAGATGAAGAGAGCGAAGAAGGCGAAGAAGATGAAGATGAGGCTATGAAGGCAGAAGAGCCAGAGGTTACCAAGGCTGACGACTCAGAGGAAGTCGCTAAGTCAATTGGTGATATTAGCGCAACATTAACATCTGCTTTAACCACTCTTGCTGAAACAGTAAAGGCTCTTGATGCCAAGATTGAAGGCATTAACAAGTCAGTTGCTGGACTAAGTAACGAGGTAAATGAAGTAAAGGATAGTTTTGGTAAGCGTGTCGATGCTGTAGAGAAGGACACCGCTTTCCGTAAGTCTGCTGATCTTGGCGAGATCTTGCAGGAAGAACCAGTACAAATCATGGAGAAATCCATGTGGGGCGGTCGTTTCCTCACAAATGCCGACCTATAACAAAAAACAAAGAAAGAAATTTATGGAGGTGAAAGTCAATGGCAGAAGAAATTAATCTAGATACAACTCTAGAGAAGAACCAGCCAGGTACAACAGGTACAGGGCATGTTGGTGGAACTCAGCCAGGTCTATACCAGGGCCAGGGTGCAGTTGCTAACCTTGGAATCGGTGGCACAACCGCAGCAAGCGGTGCTGACACTTGGGGTTCAGCAGGCAACATCCCAGCGGCTAACTTTGGTTCAACATCAGGCCCAAACGCAGTTAACCCAACTGGAACCCCTGGTGGTATTCTAAATCCCGAGCAGGCTCGTCGTTTTATCGACTATGTTTGGGACGCAACAGTTCTCGCCCAGGATGGTCGTAGAGTTACAATGCGTGCAAACACGATTGAACTTGAGAAGGTCAACGTTGGAGAGCGTGTTATTCGCGCTGCTTCACAGGCTCTTGGTGAGTACACAAACGCTGGTGCAACATTCACAAAGGTTGAACTTACAACTAAGAAGATCCGTTTGGATTGGGAAGTTTCAACTGAAGCCCTTGAGGACAACATCGAAGGTGCAGCACTAGAGGATCACTTGGTCCGTCTAATGACAAATGCTTTCGGTAACGATCTTGAGGATCTTGCTATTAACGGTAATGGTGGAGTTGATCCATTCCTAGGAATCATGACTGGTTTCGTAAAGCAGGTTGCTACAACTGGCGATGCACACGAGGCTGTAGTTTCTACAACCTCAGGTTGGACCCCAGAGGTCATGCAGGAGATCATCTATGCTCTCCCACGCAAGTACCGTGCAATCAAGTCTGGTCTAAAGTTCTACGCTGGCACAGATGTTTTCGCAAACATCGTCAAGCACAACGGAACACTTGCTGACGCAATTGCTTCAGCACTTGATCCAAGAGTTGCTGGCACACCAAATCGTCGTGAGGATTACCTTGGTGGTAATGGTCAGACATTCGGTGGCGCTCGCACAACTCGTGTTCTTGGTGTAGATGTTCAGGAAGTTCCTTACTACCCTGCGGATTATGTAGATCTTACATTCCCACAGAACCGTGTATGGGGTTTCCAGCGTGACATTACAGTCAACCGTGAGTACAAGCCAAAGAAGGACACAATTGAGTACACAGTATTCGTCCGTTTCGGCCTTACTTGGGAAGAACTCGATGCAGTCGCATTCGCAAACCCAACCAACTCAGTTTCATAATTGTAACTAAGTTGTTGTTTGAGGGGGGTAGCCTTATGGTTGCCCCCCTTAAGCATATTCTGATATAATTGCAATAAGAAGAAAGGTATCTATATGTCCGAAACAGTTGAAATTCCAAAGCCAGCCAGAAAGCCAAGGGCTACATCTAAGGTTGCTAAGACAGCACCAGAGGCAGTCGTTTCTGTGGGTATTGAAGAGGTTTCTGCACCAGCAGAAGATAATAACGTTATCAACCCAAATCCAGTTCAGAAGACAAAGAGAACTCCAAGATCAAATAATCGTTCAGACGAAAATGGCGTTATTGGTTCAGCAGCAGCAGACATTGCTTTAATCAAGGATGATCAGCCATCAGCCGCCCCAGCCGCTGCTACAGAAGACGGTAAGGTTGCGCTTTGGTCACAGAAGAATGTGAGATGGGATGGATTAACAGTTTCAAAGGGGTACAATATTGTAACTAAGGAGGCTGCCGATAAGTGGCTCACGCTTGATGGTATTCGTATTGCGACACCAGAAGAGATTGTTACTTATTACGGCAAATAATATATGGAAATTACCAGGCTACAGCCATTCCCACTAGTCTTTTCTCAATCAGGGTTTAGCGCAAACACGAACTATGTTCTTGCAATTCTTGACGACCATGCATCAGATCTTGCAGAGGTCTTTGCAACATCTAATTCTAGTGGGGTAATAACGGTAAATCTACCAGATTACTTTGCAAGATATGATGATGAATATCGTGGAGAGATCTACCTAAAGACTGGAGTTAATTCAGATGGCACAGCCATTCGTGGGGATCTAGTTTGGATTGACACCATTACTATTATGCGTCCTTATGTAGACCCAGATATTCTTGCAGATACCCCAGAAGATACCGCTGACGCAATTATGTATGAGGCAGTTGCGCGAGCAATCATCAACTCAATTACAGGTGGCTTTATGTATAAGCGTGAAGTAGTTGAGACAACTGGACTTGGTGCTGACTATCTAGCCCTTCCATTTAGACTAAATAAGATCGTTCAGGTATATGAGAACGGTGTTCTTGTTTATGACGCAGAGCCAGTAGATTCAGACTGGACAAATGTTAGAGAATATTACATCTCTCCAGACAAGGCTGCTATTACAGTATCAATGCCAAGCGTCGGGGGTATAAATCGTCATCAGTCAAAGCCAGTAGGGACTCCAAAGGGATCATCAGACTCCTTTACTCTATATAATACAAATGATTCACCAAACTTCTCTGACTCTATCTACGACACAAAGACTTATGTAGATATGGCTGCAAGCGCATCAATGTTCCCCAATGGATGGGACTATACTGTAGTCGTAGAGGCTGGTTGGCCCATTATTCCACAGGACATAAAGCAAGCAACCATGCTCATTGTTAATGACCTTAAGTGCAATAACATTCCTTATATTAATTCTTATATCAAGGATTACAAGAGCGACCAGTTCACATTATCATTCGATCCAGGAGTATTTACAGATACTGGCAACCGTATTGCAGACAAGATTCTCTCTGCATATGTACGTCCAATCTACAGGCTTGGAGTGCTTTAATTGGCTGGTCTTTTTGGAACTAATGTCTGCAACAGCCTTTTCTTTCAAATGCAATGCGATATTTATTATGCCACAGAGACTCAGGATAATTACGGAAAGATAGACAAGAGATGGGCTTTCGATATGATTGAGCCATGCTCCTTCTACACCCTTGGAGATAAGAGTAACAACGATAACTTTAGTTTTGATGATGAGAAGTTTTTCAAGTTAGAGACAATGCTTTACGGTAGATTTCCTACCGATCCTCGTCAAGACTCAATGGGGCAGTATCATCCATTGTCACACATCCTTGTATCAAATATTCGCGGCACAGGATGTAATGAGGAAACATTCTTTATCGAAACCAATGGGGATTACGTAGGAAAGCCAACGGTTTTTGAAATCAAGACCTGTCAACCATTTGTTGGTCCATTCAACACCATTGAATATTGGAAGATTCAATTAGAGCGCTCTGATACACAGGAGTTGAACAACAATGCTATCTGTTAAGGTAGACTCTCGTAAGGTAAATAAGATTTTAGAGAATGCTACTTCATATTCATATGGATTTATTGACGGAGTAGAGGCTAGCGGAGTAAACTTTAACGATAGACTTGGAGAGTTTACTGTACAGGCATTGTATAAGTATATTGATTCCAAAGCACGAGTAAGCCCAGAAAGATTGCATCATGTCTATGAGTGGGACATGGTGGGTAAGCCTTCTGGAAGACTTTTTGATTTTACCTATAGGCCATACAAGAAGTCAATCAGGTTTACTGGTAACTTTCTACAGTCATCAAGCATAAGCGAAAACTCAACAGAGCCATTTGCAAATAAGGCAAAAGTCATGGAAGATCAGATTCAGATCGTCGTTACCCCAAGAGATTCAGAGTACCTTGCCTTTGAATTAGATGGAGAAATGGTTTTTACTACCAACACGATATATATTGATCATCCAGGTGGAGATGCTGTTGCAGGAAGTTTTGGTAAGACTGTAGGAGATTTCTTTGATAATTATTTTAAGTTAGCATTATTAAAGCCATTCCTAAATGACTTGAAGACAGCAGAAGAGTTTTCTCAAATGTTTGCTAGCGGTGCTCGCGGCGGAGGAAGAAGCGCAGGAAATCGTGCAGGCAAGAAGTATATGACAAAGACGGGTATGATAGTAGAATGACATTCGCAAACTTTACTCTACCAGTAATCACAGTAAATAACTACCTCTGGTCTGTTATGAAGCAGATTGAGCCAACATTCCAGAAGCAGTACGGTACTAAAATACCATTCTTTCCCATGAGCGATTCAGCCACGGGAACAAAATCCTGGGAAAATAAGACATACGTTATCTATGACAGAATGCTAAGAGCAACATCAAGCCCATTTTATCCAATTAAGAAGGAGCATATTCTCTATGCCGTAAAGGGCAAGGAGGAGGAAACTCTTGAGTGGGGCATGGCTATTCAATACATCCTTGATAGAATGGACGATGCTGCTCAGGATATCAATAAATGGAATAGGTCACAAACCAACCCCTCAAATGTTTATTTTCATTCTCTCAGAGTTTTTCAGGCAGATACCTCCAAGGCCAGGGATTTCAGCAATAGACCATTCTATATAACTGAATTTGTCATAGAAGCGGAATACCACTTAACAGATTCTATTGAGTCCTTTTTATCATAAACGTCTAGTATAATTAGACTTGAGGAAACACCCGCCAACATATTAAAAAGAAAACAGAGGTGAATAAATATGGCTTATACCCGTGGTGATTCAAAGCAGATCATTGTTGGTGCAGCAGCACTGTTCGTATCAAAGACTGCTGAGTTCGATCCAACCAATGCTAGCCCAGTACTACCAGATTTCGTAGCAGGTACATCATACCGCGAAACACTTACAAGCGCCTCAACAGTCGTTCGTAATGTTGGCTACACATCAAATGGTCTAGAAATTCAGTTCCAGCCAGACTTTGGTGAGGTTCAGGTAGATCAGTTGCTTGACGTTGCAAAGTTGTACAAGCAGGGAATGACAGTTAGCCTTAACACTGCATTTGCAGAGGCAACACTAGAGAACCTTCTTGTCGCTATTGCTGGACCAGTAAGTTCCTTGTCTTCAAATGTTCGTATGGACAACCCAATTGAGTCAGGAACAATCAACTATGCAGATGTTCTTGATATGAAGTCAGGCGAACTTGGCGAGTGCCCAGTTGAGCGTGGACTTATCGCAGTTGGACCAGGCACAGGTGACTGTGCAGCAGGTTCTACAATCGAAAGAATTTACGTTGCTTACCGTGCGCTCTCAATCGAGAACGTTACAGTATCCGCAAAGCGTGACGAGGCTTCAATGTTTGAAGTTTCCTTCCGCTTGCTACCAGCAAACAACGGTTCTTACGGAAAGATTGTTGACCGTCTAGTCCCAACATCCTGATAACAATATAATAATTTAATAGGCAATTGCCCTCCTGCTTCTTGCAGGGGGGCTTTTGTCATGATATACTTTACTCACTAAATGCCAACGAAAGGAAAAAATAATGGCAACCCAGGTTTATGAAGTAACAGAGATCGAATTGCTTGACGGCACTAAGATCAAGATGCGTCCACTAAAGATCTCTCTCCTTCGTGAGTTCATGAAGAAGTTTGAAGGTCTTCAGAAGGTAGCAGAAGACAATAACAAGTCCATGGATGTTCTAATGGATTGTGTTCAGATTGCTATGAAGCAGTATGCTCCAGATCTATCTGTAGATCGTGCAAAGTTAGAAGACAACATTGATCTTCCTAGCGTTTACAAGGTCGTTGAGGCCGCTTCTGGCGTTAAGTTTGATGATTCGGGAAACAGTCTAGCGGCGGGGATTCCTGGTCTGAACTAGACCTAATTCCTCTGGAATCAGAGGTTTTCCTTTTGGGAAACTGGAAGGACTATGAAGAGTTAGAAAATAGTCTTTCGATGCCAGAACTTACAGCAATTCTTGCCGCTAAGCGTAAAGACGATCATGAGCACAGAAAGTTTCTTGCTGCCATACAAGGCGTAGATCTTGATGAAGGTACTAAGGATACTTCTACTCCGTCATTTCAGGATATTAAGGCTAGAGTTTTTAGTGGTGGTCAGGCTAAAGATTCAAATGATATTATATCTATGCAAGGCATTAATGCACAGCAGGCAGGGTTCGGAATTGGTATGGGGCTAGACTATACTGATGCAAAAAGTCTAGAAAACCCAACGTGGTAAAAGACTCCTCTAGTGTATAATAAAGGAGAGGTGTTGACTAATGGCTGACGTAAATGCAAATATTAATATAGACATTAACACCAGTCCTGCCCTTGCAAATCTTAGAAAGATGCAGGCGCAGATTACTGCATTTAATGAGTCAGTAATTTCATCAAACGTAGCAGCCGCAGCATCACAAAAGCAACTTAATTCCGCATTGATTCAGCAGGTATCTGCAATCAAGGGGTTCTCAACTTCAATAGGTAACGTTGAGACAAGCATGAGCCGACTAGGGACGGCAATTGAAAAGAATAAGTTATCCCTAGGAGAGTACTTTAAGTACGGAGTAGCCTCATCACAGACTTTTGGAAGAGTATTCTCCAAAGAACACAATCAGGTAATGGACCTGGCTACTGATAGAGTAAAGAGACTACAGACTCAGTATGTTGCTCTTGGCGAGAGCCAGCACGGTATGACTAGGGCACTTGCTGCCAGACCTTTAAGCCTATTTAATGCTGATGCAGCAATTGCTACACAGCGTTCACAGATCTTTAACAAGTTATTAAGAGATGGAAGCACTAGCCTAGTAAACTTCGGAAAGAATACTCAGTGGGCGGGTCGCCAGTTGATGGTCGGATTTACCTTGCCAATTACTATGTTCGGTACAGTGGCAGCCCAGGTATTCTCAGATCTTGAAAAGCAGATTATTAACTTCAAGCGTGTCTATGGAGATCTTGGAACTACTGTTTCAGAGACAGAAGCCATGGTTGTTCAGATCAAGGCTTTGGGCAAGGAATACACTAAGTATGGTATTGCCGTATCAGATACTATTGGGCTCGCTGCCAAGGCTGCTGCCATGGGTGCTCAGGGTGCGGATCTCATGGCTGCAACAGAAGAGGCAACAAGACTTGCAACATTGGGTCAGATTGAGCAGAACCAGGCATTAGATGCAACAATTTCTTTGCAGACTGCATTTAAAATTAGTAGCGAGGAATTGGCTTCATCTATTGACTTCTTGAATGCCGTTGAAAACCAAACTGTAACCTCTCTTGATGATATTACTGTAGCCATTCCAAAGGTTGCACCAGTAATCAAAGGTCTTGGTGGAGACGTAAAGGATCTTGCACTCTTCATGACCGCCATGCGCGAGGGTGGAGTAAACGCAGCAGAAGGCGCAAACGCTTTAAAGTCAGGCTTAGCATCTCTTATTAATCCAACAAAGGCTGCTCGTGAGCAACTTGCAGCAGTAGGCATTAACATTGATACTATCCTTAGCAAGAACAAGGGTGATCTAAGAGGTCTAGTAACAGAGTTTGGAGCAGCACTTGGAACAGTTAACAAGTTTGAGCGTCAGCAGACTCTAGCCAAGGTATTCGGTAAGTATCAGTTTGCTCGTATGGGTGCTCTATTTGAGAATATAAATAGAGATGGATCTCAGGCACAGAGAGTTCTTGATCTCACTGGCGCAAGCATGGAGGATCTAGCAAAACTATCTGAGAAGGAACTTGGTAATATTGAGCAGGCAGTAAGCGTTAAGTTTACCGCAGCGGTAGAAAAACTAAAGTTGGCAATCGCTCCAATTGGAGAAATGTTCTTGAAGGTTGCCACCCCAATTGTCAATATTCTTGCAAATGTAGCAGATAAGTTTAATGAACTTCCAGACGTTATCAAAACTGTAATTACCTATGGTCTAGGTATTGGTGCAGTGCTAGTTCCATCAATCATCATGTTGGTTGGTTTGCTAGGTAACTTTATCGGTAATATTATGAAGATTGCTGTAGGATTTAGATCTCTTATGGCAAAGGCTACAGGAAATGCAGAGGCTTTCCAATGGTTTGCTAATTCAGAACTTGATGCAATGGCAGCAGCAACATCTCTAGAAGGAGCCACAATGTCTCTTACTGGAGCCCTCTCTGTTCAAAGAGAAACGGTCCAGTCTTTGGCTACTGCATACTCAAGAATGGCTGCTGCTGCACAGAATGCTGCCGCCAATATGCCACAAGCGATGCGTAGTCCAATCGCTAGCGGAGCAAATCCAAGAAAGATGGCAACAGGTGGATTTGTAGCAGGAAGAGGGAATAAGGATAATCAGCCAGCATTGCTTACTCCAGGAGAGTTTGTTGTAAATAAGAAATCAGCCAAAGAAAATAAAGATGTTCTTATTGCAATTAATAATGGATCAATGAGAAAGTACTCACTTGGTGGAGATACGGATGAGGCACACGTTGGAGGAGGAATATCCGCAGTTCCTGGATCTAGTGGTGCTCCATCAATGATGTTTGCAAGCCAAAGAACTAGAGCGCCACTTGCAATGATGGATGTAGCAAAGCAACTTGCATCTCCACTTCAATTTTTAAGAAATCTTACCTTTAAAATGTCTTCAACCATTAATAGAGCATTATCAAATGGGCAGCAAAATCTTATAGAATTTGAAACAGCATGGAAAGATTTTGGTCCAGAAAAATGGTCAAAGTCTATATCAAGAACAGGTCTTGATTTTCAGGAATATGGTCAGGAAATTTCTAAATTTGATGATTTTCTTTTAGATGAAGCAAGAAGAATAGCCGCTATAGATCAACCAGATTTAGCAAATACACCAGAAAAAATGGTTATTTCCGATAAGAATATGGAGCAAGCATATCCAGGCGCAATTAAAAGACTTAAGGAAGATAATTCATTAGATGAAAAGCGCAGGGCTAAACTTTCTGATGTACTTGACGAACAATATAATACCTTCACTGGAGTTCAAAAAACTTGGACTCAAAATGAAAAAATTGCTATGGTTCTTAATGACAACATAAAGGTTTATGCAGATGGTGTTGAAATTACCGCAAAAACTGAAGAAGAAGCAAGAAGAAAGTTAATGGCGGTACAAGATAAAAGACTTAAGATAATTGATAGTCAGAATAGATCTTTTAGCACTACACCCTTTAGAGGAAGTTCTGCACAAAGTGAAAGATACACCGCCTCAGTATTTTCTGGAAATCAGATTGTTCACCCATATACTACCGCAAAACCAGCACAGACCCTTAGTGAAGCACAAATTTCTCAAATGAGAGAAAGATTTGGAATCGCCAGTGCATCAAAAGAAGCAAAGAAGATGGAAGATTACGTTGCTCAAGGAATGCTTGTTGGAGCACAGAAAAATCAAGGAGTTGCCGCAGAATCTGGAAGAATTCTTGCTAATGCTCAGATGGAAACCATGAAGGACACCCCTCCATTTTCAACCGCTGGAAGGGTTGCTGGAAGAGGTAGAAGAGGTGCTACTCGTCCACAGGGTCCAGCCAATATGTACAATGCTCAGGGAAGGCAGGTTCAGTTCCTTGGTATGCCAGAAATGCCCTCTGTCGCTGGGGGTGCAAAGGGTGGATTCATGTCTAAAATATCTACAGCAGGAACAAAATTTGCTGGGGCTTTAACAAAGGGAAGCGCAAAGTTGCAGGGAGGAATGTTCGCTCTTGACGGGTTGGTGGTAGGTCTTTCAATGATGAATAATGGCGTTGGAGAATTTGCTCAAAAGATAATGCCAGTAGTATTTGGTCTACAAGGATTAACAATGATGCTTCCACTCTTGATGGGTCCAATGGGAATTGTTGCAGCATTAGGTGCTGTCGGTGTTGGGTTGTGGATGCTTGATAATGCAAGAAAAGAGGCTCAGCAGGCAACCATTGATTATTCAATTGCCGCTGATGGTTCAGCAAGAGCATTCAAGGATTTTGCCAAGGAACTTGGAAGCGTATCTCCTCTTGACAAGTTTAATCAAATGTTCTCTGGAGTTGCAACAGAAAAGCAGCAGGAGAAGTTGACAGCAGGACAGGAGTTCTTAAAGACAGAAGGGGGCCAGGCTCTAGCAAAGAGAGCAGAATCACTTTCTGGAGCAGGTAGAGTAGAAGGAGTTCTTACAGAACTAACTCAATCAATCGGATTAGGGATTATGAACTCAAACCAGGCAGAGGGTATTGCTCAGGCTCTCGCCACTAAGTTTAAAGATCCAATCTTTGGAAAGACACTTGTTGATGGAATTGCCAAGTATGTAATTTCAAACGGTGACGATGTTTCTAATTCAGTATCAACTCTTCTCAAGAGTGTTACTGGAGATATTGATAGTGCTCTAATAAAGGGTAAGGCTGCTGCTACTCAAAAGGTTCCAACGATTGGCGGAAGGGGAGTAGTCCTTCCTCCACCAAGAGCAATAGCGGGGGCAGCAGTAACAGCATCTCTTGGACCACTAATGAATGCTACTACAAAACTTGCTCAGGCACAAGCGCAGGTTAATCTTGCATACAGAGACGGCGCTCTTGATGCAAAAGAATATGCAAATCAATCACAAAGAATTCAGGCTCAGGTAACAAGAGTTTCTTCAGCAATTGCTGATCTACAACTTAACTCAACCGATGCCAAGTTCTCAGAAAATCTAAAGATGACCGCCCTGTCCCTTGGCATGACAGAAGATGCTTTTGCTCAAATGGAAACGCAGGCTAGAAACCTTGAGTCAATTCTTTCTTCACAAATGGGTAAATCAGAGGAATATGCAAAGAGAGCATCAAATGCTCTTCAGGTTGCTATGGTTTCTGGAAATCTTGATGCAGCCACGGCAGGATCTTTGCCAACACTTCTTCAGGATAAGAAGTACGAAAGCGTAATTAATCTTGCCGTAGAAGGCAACCCACAACTGCTTCCTGATATTGTTAAGCAACTTAACTCCATTGAGATGATGCCAGAGCCAATGAAGTCAACCCTGCTACTTGAGTGGGGCAAGGGTGGATTCAAGACACCACAGGAATTCCTGGCATGGGTTAATAAGACAATGACACAAATGTCATTCTTTGCTGGAAATCCAATGCTTAGTGGTCAGGCATTTGAGGCTTTCAATAAGTCTGTTGATGCCATTCCAATGAGGCAAATGACAAGACTTGAAGAAATGTTTAATACTCTCAAGGATTCAAAAATTGCTCCAAAGATTGATTTTAGCATTGTTAACCTTGACGATCTTCTTGCGGTAGATCAGGCTTGGAATAGTCTAGGTAAGAAGAAGAATATTTCCAAGATTATTAAGGCAAATGACGGATATAGCGATGCTATGAATGGATTTAAATATTCATATGAACAACTTGATAGCCTTCCAGATATTACTAAGAAAGCAGTGCTTCTTAATCTTGAGGTTCAGGCTCAAATTAATACAAGTATGGATGCTAACTTAAATAGCGGAAACTTCTTTAGTTCAGGCGCTGCCACAGGATATGGAATGCAATTGGATAAGCAAAAAGATCAACTAAAGTCCATGCTTCAGGAGGCATTTGCTACACCAGACGGAACAGGCGGCCCAGTCGATAAAAGCGGTGGAGGAGATGCAACAAAGTCCTGGCTAGAACAACTTATTGCTGATACTAACGCTAATCTTGATCTATTCCCAGGAATGATTAACAAGTTGAAGGGTAAGCAGATCCCAGATCAGATCATTGAGATGATTGGTGTTGGAGAAGAGGGAAGAAAGAGGGCCAAGGAAATCCTGGCACTTAATGGTAAGAAACTAAATGATTTAATTGCAAAGTTTACTAAGGGAACTGTCAATCAAGCAATTAAGGCAGCAGAATCAAGAGCAACAGAAGCAAAGAGAAAGAAGAAGGCAGAGGGAATTCTACTAGATGCTGGATTTACTCAAGAAGAGGCTTCTCAAGTTTCATCAAATTCAGAAGATGTTTTTGCAATCATTGCTGCTTCATCAGAAAAATCAGGTAAGTCTCTTAGAAGCCTTATCTCTGCATATAGAACTCTAATCAACACGACAAAGGAAGCAAAGACAGAAGAGGAAAAGTACTCTGATGCATTAGACAAGTTTAACAAGTTGCGTGACATGATGAGCGCAGGTTTCGATGCTGCTGAAGAAGCAAAGCGTGTAGAACTTGCAGGGCAGTTTGCAAATAAGAACGGTATGACTGTAGAAAAAATGCAGGAGCAGGTTAGCCTCAATCAAAGGCTTATTGATGCTCAGCAAAAAATTGTTGATGGCAAGCAAGAAGAGATCAGTGATTATCAGCATACAAATGATCTTATTCAGCAAGGAATTGACGATCTACAGAGGCAGGATGAATTAAGAAATAGAACAGCAGATGCTCTATCTCATGAACTTGAGTTAATGAGTGCTGCTGAAGAAAAGATAAAGTCTGCCTACGATAAGAGAATTGCAGCGCTTGATGAGATTCAGAAGATTAATGAAGACATTGCAAATCAGCAGAGACAGCAACTCAATCTTGCTCAAGCACTATCTACTGGAGATGTGTATGCTGCCGCAGCAGCCGCACAAGAGATGCAGGCATCACAAGCACAGAATGCTTCAGATAGACTTAGAACAGATCTTCAGCAAGGTATGCAGAATCAGATTGATGGTCTAAGAACAGCAGAGGGTCTTACTAGAGCACAGGCAGAACAAAATATTGCTGACATTAAGGAACAGTCTTATCAGACAAGCCTGCTAATTAGAGCAGAAGAAGATAAGATCTACCAGAATAATCTTGAGGTTAGAAGACTTACAAACGAAATTTACAACATCAATGAAAGCAAGATTGAGCCACTACAGAAGCAGAATGATGCATACTCACAGATGCTTTCCTACCATCAGGAAGATGTTGAAACTGCCATTAAGGGTCTTACTCTTGCAGGACTAACTAGAGAGCAATACGAGAAGCAGTCATCAGCATTAGCAGATGCTATTAAGAATGCCCACGATCTAACTCCAGAACTAGTAGCCCTCGCTGGAAACTACACTAAAATCTATGAGGAAGCAAAGAAGGCAGCAAACGAGGCATCAAGATTTGGTACAAAGATTGCAAATCCAGCAGGAGTATCAAAAACCAATGCGGTAGCGTTAGATGTGTTGGCTGCTGCCAGACAAACTGGCGGAGGAATGGGCCTGACATTTAGCACAGGTGGGCTAGTTCCAAGAAAGTTTGCCAGAGGTGGAAGCGTAGGAATGGACTCTATTCCAGCAATGCTCACACCTGGAGAATTTGTAATGCGTAAGGCGGCAGTAGATCAGTATGGAAAGCCACTTCTATCAAAGATGAATATGGGTGCAGTATCCACTCCAAGATATAACCTAGGCAAGAATGACATGGGATCAATCAAGTCATCAGGAAATGGTGTAAATACTATCGCTCCAGTGTATAATACATATAGCATCAACGTTCCTGTAACTCAGCCTGGAGCATCTGCCGATGAGATTGCAAACAAGGTTATGACAAAGATCAGAAGCGTAGAGAGTAGTTCAATTAGGAGAATAAATGGATATTAATCCAAACAACCCAACTAGCACCTCTACATATATATCTGGAAGAAAGAAGTATTCTCGTCCACAGGCCATGCTATGGTCAGAAAATTCTGGAACCATATCTAATGGAGTAAGAATTCCTTCAGGACTTGAGAAAGAAGACTTTATTATCTGCTCTGATCATAATCGTGGAGATATCAGCATAGGAAATCAAAGAATTGAAACTCGTCAAAGAATGGTTAATGGAACAATGCGTTCATACCATATTGCTGACAAGATTTCAGTAAGCCTATCTTGGCAGAGACTTCCATCAAGATCATTCTCTAGAAACGTAGTTTTTGATGCCAATGGAAAGCCAACTATGCTCGCCTCTGATCTAGAGCACACTGTTGATGGCGGGGCAGGAGGAGTGGAACTTCTAGACTGGTACGAGAACCACCCTGGCCCATTCTATGTATATCTTGGTTATGACAAGTACAACAACGATTCCTTCAAGGTTGCTGGAAAGATAGAGGATGAGTCCTTTAACTATCTTGGAATATACAATGATGTTAGACTCATGTACTTTTCCAGTTTTGAATACACAATAGAAAAAAGAGGCGGAACAAACTTTGACTTTTGGAACATATCTGTTTCACTGGAAGAGGTCTAATGTTTGAGTCACAAGACCTTGAGAATGCTCTAAAGTATCAACATACCATTGAAAGCCAGCAAGCGGTTTTTATAGAATGGAACATGAATCAGTCTTATAATATTCGTAAGGTTGGAAATTATCGCTACCGTCCAGGAACAAGCGATCCAAAATATGGATTGATTAGATCTATCTATGAATCATCAGACTCTGGCGGATACTACACAGGAGCAACAGATTCAGATACAGTCATCAATGCTGGATTTAACGATGATAACACCCCTACAACCTTTACTACTGCAAAGCAAAAGATAAAGTTAATTTATTCACTCGATGATTGCTTTAAGCAGAATAGACCAAGATCTGGCATCAACAAATTACTTTATCTAGGGGTTTCTGGTGCTGCCTATGGCTCTGGTCAATATATTGATGGACTAACCTCTGGGCAAAATGGAACTATCAATTACGCTCGTCGTCCAAGATATTACATGTCGTCAAGATACGATGACTTTAAGTATTGGACTTCATATAGAACAGAGGTTGTTGACGGCGCAACAAGTGAGTTTGGAATTTCTGTAAGCCAAAATACAGGAACCTCAAACCCTTCATATTACATTTATGACGCTGCTCCCTTTGTGGTTTACGAAAATCCAGTTCCAGCAAATAGAATTGCAGTAAAGATGCAAACAAATGTTGGAGAAGTTAATAATGGACCATACAGAATTGGAAACAATAACAATGTTCCAGATCCTCTATACGGATTGTCAAATAGAACAGTTCCAAGAATTTGGAGAATCCAGGGGCTCGATAGCAATAATAACTGGGTAGAGTTAATTTCATTCTCAGAGTCACAGACACGATCTGACGGATCTCCAATTATTGGGTCAGATGGTCAAGTTGAGATTGAGTATGGACTATCCATTCCAAGTCTCTATCAGAATAATTACACATTTGCTGGTGAACTTTCATCACTATCAATGCTGCCAGATCTAGCACCTTACGGATATGCGTACCTATACAAGACCTCAGATACAGATAAGGGAGTCTTGTACATTAGCGACGGATCAAACTGGCAAACGTATGATCCAGAATATTCCTGGTCAGTATCTTCAACAAACATAACGAAGAACACTAAGGTTGTTACAAAGTTAGCCAATCCAGATTACTACCTAGATGGATCAACAAAGGTGTTTAGGCAGTTTGAATTTCTTTATGGACTAAGAGTTGTTGTAGACACAATGAATAAGGCTAACTGCACATTCGATCTTATTGAGTTATCCCCAAGACTAATTGGAGATATTACAGAAAAGGTTGAGTCATTTTCAATTACTAAGACTCTATCAGATCTTGGAACACACTCATTGCCAACAGGAGCCTTGCTAGCGTCAACTGGAAACATCTCTCTTTTTGATGATGACTTATCGTTTAACGAAAACAATACTTTCAATATGACAACAGCACAGGGAAGTATCGTTAGTCAATATTCAAATAGTAGAATGAAATTCTTATTCTATGATGTTGTTAAGAATATTAATAATTATGATTACTATATTCCTATTAAAACAATGTATTCAGAAAGAGTTCCACAGGCAAGCGACGGATCTGTATCCTTATCAACGGAACTCAGAGATTTATTCTTCCTACTGGAATCAAAGAAGTCTCCAGAAATTCTTCTTACCAACGTCTCACTAAGTTATGCTATAACAGTACTTTTAGATAGCATTGGATTTAGCAACTATGTTTTTAAGAGAACGGTAGACGATGAAGAACTAATAATCCCATTCTTCTTTGTAGGACCAGATCAGAATATTGCAGAAACCTTGCAGCAGTTAGCCATATCATCACAGACAGCAATATTCTTTGATGAATACAACAATCTTGTAGTCATGTCAAAGAACTACTTACTACCATCACTGAGCGCAAGAGATACAGACCTAACACTCTACGGTCAGGAGACAGTTGTTGGTGGCAACACAGTTCTTCCAAACATAGTTAGCATATCTTCACAAGAAAAGAAAACCTTTAATGGTGGAGAGATAAATTATACAACTAGGTATATTCAGAAATCAATTGGATCAATTGCTCAGGCTCCTTATACCGCTGAATATCAGACATATATCTACAAGCCAGTTCTTCTTTGGGAGGTTGCTGGTCAAGAAATGGCAAGGACGATTAATGAAGATGCTCAGCAATCTTCTGGGTATTCCTTAGCAGCCATGCCATTAAAGACCACTCTACCAGCAACGCTACCAACATATTCAGGTGGCAACATCTTAAACAACATTATAGACTTCGGAGAGAATGTATATTGGCTAGGAAACTACGCTGGTTACTTCTATGCTAATGGAGAGATTATTAGATATGACGCTGTTGAGTACTCTGTCGCTGGCGTGGGTAATGTGTGGATTGAGAACAATCAGCAGTACCAGGATTACTTTAGTAAGTTAGTGTTTAATGGAAAGATGTATCCAACTGGAAATGTTAGAATTTACACAAATGTCCAGGGCGGTGCTGTTCAGGAGCATGGTCGTGGACAGTTCGGCACTCCTGTTGTTGAGCATAAGTCTGGACTAGGAACATCTTCATCTTGGATTAACGACACCAATGTTCGTGGATCAATACAAAATGCCAAGGATTATTTATTCAACACAAGCGTAAACCTATCATACCCAAGTAACACGGGCGTAGATGAAGCAGGCACAACAAAGATTATTGGATCAAACACATACAGTTCACAATCTTATGCTGTTAAGTCTACAAGAAATAGCGTAATAAAAAACTTTATGGCAAACACCAACCTTACTGAAAATTCAGTAAACTACTACAAGAGTGCCCTATCAGGCTCTGTTCAAACCTCAGCCCTAGTATTTAATGGTCCCACCGTTCCATCAGAAATTGATCCAGCAGACTTTGTATCCTATGTCTATCAGCCACTAGATAAGCCATACAAGCATTTTGGAACCAGAATGAGAATCGTTGGAAAGATTGAATCTGGAACAAACGTAGACCAGACCCCAGTAGGATCATTTGACATTTACTCTCCAAGTGGGCTAATATCCACAGATCCAGAAAAGCAGGTTTCAATTACTGGCGGCAGTGGAGGTATCGCCTTTGGATTAAACAAGGACACAAATGTCGGATACTATTTTGAGATTGCAGCACTCTCTCAGAACTCTGTTTCTTCATACAAAGATAACTCAAATATATCTTCATACAAGATATTAAATAATCCAGCAACTACATGCACTAGCGGAGTTGTTACCGTAACGCTTTCAACACAGCATGACTTTGAGGTAGGATCTTCCGTCACCATATCAGGTCTTATTGATGACAATAACAAGACAGCAGCCTCAACCCCACTAAATGGAGAATACCTAGTTACTGAAATATCTTCCGATAGAAAGGTGTTTAAGTATAATATCGGAACGTCTCTCACCACCACCGCATCAACTGGCGGTACGGTTAGCCAGGTTCTTGATTCAAACACTTTGATCTCAGATGTATTCTTCTACAAGATTGTTTCTGGACCAAATACCGCAGACATTATTAAGAAGAAGAAGGACTCTGGAACGGTAACCCTTACAACACTAAGGCCACACTCCCTTGTTGTAGGAGAAAGCATTGTTGTCAATATTGGGGATGGTGCATTCGATGGCACATATCAGATAACCGCAATAGACACAAAGAGCATCAGTTATCTTAAGTCAGGATCAAATGTTACTGAGGTAGATCTAAGCACCGTAGGCTTAGTTACTGGAGTAAACAAACTTGCTATTCCAGAGGTTTTGTGGAGAGGTTTTACGGAAATTCTTGTAGATGATGGAAAGTTTACTTCACAAGCAAGACTTACAACTTCTGAAAAGACAACGGTATACGACTTATCAGCAGAATATCTTGATGTTGGAACAACTAGAACATTCTATCTCTATCTCAATGATAAGCAGATTGCTGTAGTTAATGATACATCTCCTCTACCACTTTACAATAACCTAGCACTCTTTGTTCGTGGATCATCTCGCGTAATGTTTGAGAATCTTTACGCACTCTCAGATAACTTTGCTGAAAATACTGCAAGAGCATTGCAGTTGCCAGTATCAAAAATCTTTGGAGATGAAAATGTAACAGAAAAGGATGCCCTACAGAAATATGCAATTAGTGGAATTGTTCAGAACACATACCTAACTGGTATCAGTTCCCAGGGAGAACCCCTATACGATCTATACTATGAAGAGTTCGGAACTATTATGAGAGAAGCAGCATACTTTAACATTAAGTACGACAGAGCCTTCCCAGCACTATATGCTCAACTTGCCAAGACAATCAATCGTGCAAAGGGATACACTGTTTCTGGATTCTATGCAGGGGCATATGGAGCAGAATTCCTTATCTTCAATGCCATTGATAAGAACCTAAACCTAGATGACACTACTGGAAACTACCTTAGAATACTTGGAATTTCATTTACTCAGAACACTACACACTCACTAAACGTTGATGACTTCTTCAAGAAGAATAGCAATTTCACAACCTCGCTATATTCTGGATCAAGTGATTCAGAGTCATACCAAAGATTGTATACAGATATTCTTAATAGCAGAAACAAGTACGGTAGGAATGATTTTAGTATTGATGCACAGTATGTTCAGACAACGGCAGCAGCAGAGTCAATAATGGACTGGACAATAAAGAGAGTGCTCTACCCAAGAAGGGCTGTTGGCGTATCAACATTTGCTACACCACACCTACAACTTGGAGATATTGTACAGATCGTACACAAGGATGATGCAGGGGTTTCATATGTCGCACCAGATAATACAAGGTTTGTAGTCTATAATATTGAATATCAAAAGGGCGGTGGATCAGCATCTACAACGGTCCACTTAGCGGAGGTATAAAATGTCAGATATTCGTGCAGGACTAGAGCCCTGGCAACCATCTGGAAACGATGCTGTAGATAGACAAAGGGGTAAGGGTATATATTATGTGCCGTCGCCCCCACCAACACCAAGTCCAGTTGCAGCACCTTCACCCCCTCCACCACCCCCAGTTCCAGCACTTCCAGTATTCGTTCCACTATCTAACGTTAACAAAAACTTTAAGGTAGCACCAAGCGATATTATTCAGTTCAATGATGATGCCATATCTGTTACACAAATACAGCAGTTATTATTTGAAGATATCGGAGCCATTGAATTGGCAAATATTTCTAGGTCAGACTTGATTGACGGTCAGCCAGCAGTGTATACTCCAGTTGCAAATCTATCAACACTCAATAGAGAATTTAATCCAAACAATATTGTTGCAACAGCCAACTCCCTGGATTATTTTTCAAGATTTGGTCTAGATATTTCTTCCAGAGGGGTTCAACTTCCCTATTTTAATGACAATGGCGACTTAGTGATAGAGATAGAAACGGTAAATGAAGGCGAAGAAATTCAGGTAGAAATCCTCACAAATGGTACAATTAACTTGGTAGGCGACGTATGATAACTAATGATGGCAAAGAGATTATCTCAAAATATCTTTTGGGACAAGTACCCTCTTTTGCGACCCATTTATCTATTGGGTGTGGGGCAAAGCCATTAGGCGCTGGAGACGCAATCCCCAACACAATCTATGGCAAGCAGCGCATGGATTTCGAGATGACAAGAGTTCCTATTTCTTCCAAGGGATTCGTTGATGATTCAGCAACCTATGTCATTACAAATAAGCAGTTGAGCACAAACGTAGCCACATTGACAACATCTGTGGATCACGATATTGTTGTGGGAGAAACAGTAATTATTTCTGGGGTTGATTCAACATTCAACGGTCAGTATCGTGTAACAGGTGTCACTGGAACAACCTTTAGTTATGACCTCGTTGCATCCAACGTTACCTCTGCTGCGGTAAGCCCAAATGGATCTGTAATCGTTTCTAGAACAAAGGTTTCCTTAACGGCAGAACTGCCAACTGGAAACAAGTATGAGATTACTGAGGTAGGAATTTGGTCAACAGGAAGCAACAGTCTTGCAACTCAATATGACAGTAGAATGATCTTCAACTTCACACAGTCCTGGCAGTACCATGGAAATAATACCACTCCAGGGTCATCAACAGTGTCCATCGGAGATCCACCAATAAAGACGCTTGGATCTTCAACCGTAACTGATATTAGCGTTCCAGAAGTTACATTCTATACAGCAACAACAGATCCGCTATTCCAACTTAGCACTAGAAAGTTGAGAAAGGAAGGACCACGCCACCTCAATACAACGCTGTTGGTTCGTGGCGATATGTCAACCATTAGTCCAGCAAGTGGAACATCTTGGACAACATCAAACATCGTGGGAAACTGGACAGCAACAGGAACACACATTCACTTAAACAATATTAGTTTTGATATTTCTGGAAACAATTCAGCAGACCTTCTTAAACTAGCCTTCTCTGTAATTGATAAGACAGCAGTTGGGGCATCAATCAATGACGTTAAGATATTAATGGAATTTTATAAGAATGAGTCAAACACAACAAATGCCTATGCCAAGGCACAGATATATGTTCCAGGGGCGGCATACAATGGAAACCAGTATCTAAATGACAATAAGTATTATGTAGCCGCATGGCAGTTGTCTCAGGACATTGACTACTCTAACTACTCAGGCTCATCAGCAGCAACCTTATCTAAGCCATATGTTAGATTCTTCTCATCAACAGACTTTAGTTCATCAGAAGTAAGAGTGTGCAGAATCTGGGTAATGGTGAATAAGGGTAATGCAACAACTCCAGTTGCCTCTACAGACAACTACATCTCATTTGATGGATTTAGAATTGATAACACTCTTGAGAATCCTACATACAAAATGTCAGGGTACTCGTTAATTAAGGGAACGGGAACACCAATTTCAAAGTTAGCAAACACCAACAACTACATTGACTTTAGATTCTCCCTTGGAGTTTCATAATGTCAAAAAGGGTAATTATTCCTAAAGAAAATTTTGTAGAGACAAGCATTTATAATCCTGATCAACAGATTAGATTTAGACTAGTATCTGAGGATAGAAATAGATTCTCTGCTTGGTCACCAATTTTTTCAGTAAATCAGAACCTAACTTTTGTGGCAGGAACAATAGCCATACCAGGATCACTTAAATTAAGTAAGGGCAATAACTATGTTACAGCGGTATGGGATCATGTTTCTGCATATAAAACTATAAATGGTCAGCAAGTACAAATATATACATTGCCATATTACGATGTGTGGACTCAATTATTGGGAAACGGCGGCTCAAATCCAAGCAATTGGACCTATGAGGGAAGGCTCGCTTCATCATCATTAAATATAAATTATCCAACAACATATCCATATACTGGAGGAACTGAAACAACCAGGCAAATGAAGGTAGAAATATATAGACCTGGAAGGCCAGTTGTTCAAAATAGTTCCAGCAGTTTTCTTGCATATAGTGGAATAATAACTACTCTGTGATGGTATAATTTCCCTATGGCTAAAATCCCCTTACCTGACCGTGGTCAGCCCCTTGATGTTACTTATATCTATCAGATTGCAGATGCTATTAATCAGGTATCAAATGAAATATCCTCAGCAACCTATAACTACACAACTGTATCCACAAGAGACGCAGGCGATCAGGTAATTCAGACAAGAGCGGCAAAGATTCTAGCAGGATATGTCGATATTGCCACTAACGAATCTGTTACCGCAGGAACAACAAAGCCATTTACTTTCTCATATAGCGCAGACTTCAAGTACCCACCAATTGCTACCGCAACGGTAGTAAATCGTGGTACATCAGATATCGGTGACGACGTTACGGTAGTCATTCGTTCAATTACTACATCAAGAATTGAAGGAATTGTAAAGTTTAACTCTGCTGGTCAGGTTACAACTACTGTTAATATCACAGCCATTGGTATCCCTACATGATATAATTCCTGCATTATGATAAAATGCCCCAAATGCAAAGGACGAATGTTCCTTGATCGTGCATTTTCAGAACACAATCATATGGAAACCTTTTGCATTCGTTGCGGCAATAGAAAGTTTTATCACGACTTTAGCAAAACCGATGGAGAATCCGCATGGCTGTGGCAAATGGAAAAGATGAGAATGAAAGCCTCAATCTGCCAGTAATTCAAAGACCAAGACGCAGGACTTGGTTTCTTGATGACGACCTTGTAAGAATTACTCACATAAGTCGTGCCTCTGGGATTGTTGTTCTTTTTAACTGCACCAAGGATTGCAATATGACGACAACCATGGTAGAATTTAAAAGGAAGCGCAAGCGTGCTTACACGGTATCTGAAGCCGCTCAACTTCTAAATTACCATAGGAAGAGCATACCAAGATTAGTAAAACAAGGTTTTCTCCCCTCACCCGTAGGCGAACTCCCTGGTGGAGAAACCGCCTTTCATCACCTAAGTTATTACAGCGAGGACCATATATGGGAGGCAAGAAACCTGATGGCTCAGACACATATGGGCAGGGCACGCAAGGACGGTCTAGTAACAAATAACAAAACACCCACAGAGCAAGAACTAAGATATGCCATGGGTGACGGCATGATTTATTACGTCAAGGATGAAAACGGAAGGTTCATTCCGACATTCGGTGAAACGATGTAAGTCTTGACAATACCGTACCGATACTGGTACGCTTGTGACAACGACTAGAGAAAGGACTCCTGATGGAGCCAACAAAGATTCAGTGGTCATTGGGTTATACCCTAAATACTGGTAACTTCCAGTCACTACGTTTGGACTGCCAGATCAGCGATTATGTTCGTGAAGGTGAAACCACACGACAGGCATCAGATCGTGTGTACGCTCTGGTGGAGAATGAACTAACAATGAAACTACAGGAAGCAAAGGATGAATTAGGATGAGAACAGCATATGAGGCAGTAAATGAAAACTGCCGTGTATTTATTGCCTATGGTGAGACACCAGCAAAGGCACTTAAGAATGCAGCACGACTGCTAAAGAGGAACAAGATTAACTGGTGGTCAGCATCAACAGTTAATTACATTGATGATGAGAATATTTTCTACATCACTATTTACGTTTAAGGATTGTTGTGGCAGATCGCAAGGAAAGGTTCGCACTTGTTAGTTTGTTTGAGAAGCATTGCAAGATGAACGATGTAGCAAAGCCAATCTTGAACAAGAACAAGGAACAATGGGCAGCAGATGCTCTTCTTGAGTCCTTTACATTTGACGAACTAAGCGATGCTATGAGATACTACTTCAAGGTGAACCAGAGGCCAACATGGTCCTGGTATTCTAACAACGTAGAAAAGATTATTGCTGCTGAAGAAGCAGATAGGCAAGATAAGGAATTTAGAGCAGAGATGCGTGAGAAGGCAAAGGAATGGATGAATGGCTAACCTAGAGGCAAAGACTCTTTCGGCGGTACTTAATGATAAGCAGATCCATATTCTATTGCAGGCAAATGCTGGTCAGATGCTACGCACTCATGAGGATATCTGGGACTTCATTCGTAACTACTATGAGCAGAACCAGACTGTTCCTCCTATCAATATTGTTCAGCAGAACTTCCCAGACTTTGATTACACAAAGGATACTGGGGCAACTAAACATCATCTAGATGAATTGCGTACAGACTTTCTTAATGATAATGTTAAGGTGATGCTACGCTCTGCCGCAAGTCAGGTGCAAGATGGAGATTCCAACGCTGCCCTTGAAGTTCTTATGACAGAGACAGCACGACTCAAGCACATCACATCTACAGCACGAGATCTAGATGTATCCAATGTAGATGATGCACTTGCTTATTTTGAGAATGTTAAGAGGATGCAGGAAAGTGGAACACATGGAATCTACACAGGGCTCGCAGGGTTTGACAACTATCTCCCAGCAGGAATCACTCCTGGACAGTTGGGTGTCCTTTTGGCTTATCCTGCTATTGGTAAGTCTTGGATGGCCCTCTACTTGGCTGTCCAAGCATGGAAGAACGGTAAATCACCGCTTATTGTCTCGCTGGAAATGACAGAGACTGAGGTTCGCAATCGTGTCTTTGCCATTATTGGGCAGGGCATGTGGAGTCATCGTAAGTTGTCTCGTGGTGACGTAGAGATGGATATGATGAAGAAGTGGATGCAGAAGACGTTTGAGGGTAAGCCAAGCATTCACATCATCTCTAATGATGGTATTGGAGAGGTTTCTCCTAGCGTTCTGCGAGGCAAGATCGACCAGTACAAGCCTGACATTGTGTTCGTTGATTACCTCAACCTAATGACCAGCAATCAGCGCACAGACAACGAGGTAGTTAAGATGAAGAATCTTTCTCGTGAACTCAAGTTGCTTGCCATATCTGAGCAGATTCCAATCGTGGCTATCTCATCTGCCACACCTGATGACGTTACAGATATGAATAGCGTACCTACACTTGGTCAGACTTCGTGGTCACGACAGATTGCATATGACGCTGACTGGCTCCTAGCCCTTGGTCGTGCTGCCAATAGCGACGTTCTTGAGGCGGTATTTAGAAAGAATCGTAATGGCTTCCTAGGAGAATTTGTAGTTCAGGTAGACTTTGACTCAGGTCGATTTGTCTACAAGGATTTCGAGTAACTGATATACTAATAAAAAAGAAACGGGGGTACAGATTATGGCAACAGTACACAATCTATACACAGTAGGACAGACAGCAATTCCAGTAACACCAACAATGAGTCATTCAGGAATGGACATTACTATTCAGAACACCAATGTCTCTGGATACCTTTATGTTGGAAATGAATCTGTAACTTCTAGTAACTATGGATACAGAATACTTCCAAATCATGCAATCTCATTTGAGTTGCCTGCAAACACTCACCTATCTGTTGTTGCATCTGCCGCAGATATGAAGGCAGCAGTTATCTATATGGGATTGGAGTCTAATTCCTAATGGCACGTTTTACTCACCCAGCAAACGATGGAAGCGGAATTTCTGCTGTTCTTCCATTTCATGGAGCATTTTATAGCAGCCTAGATCAGTCTCTTGCAGTAGATACTGCTGGAGCAATGAAGTTTGAGCATACCCAGTTATCACAGGGAGTATCAATAACCAATAACTCATTAGGTAATCCAACAAGAATCACCATGGAAAATTTTGGAGTCTACAATATCCAATTCTCTGCACAGTTCTACCACACTGGTGGTGGAGGGCAGGGTCAGACAGTCAATATTTGGCTAAAGCATAATAACGTTACTGAGCCAGATACAAATACCAAACTAATTGTTCCATCAAACGCTCCATATGTCGTGGCAGCCTGGAATTTCTTTGTAGAGGTAGACACTCTTCCACAGTGGTTTGAGATCTTTTGGCAGACTGATAACGCAAACGTAAGAATTGAGCAGATCGCCGCTTCTGGAAATATGCCAGCAACACCATCAGTCATTCTTACAGTTAATCAAATTGCATAATCCTGTATAATTTGTCTTATGACATACATGCATAAAAGAATAAAGAGATTTTGTTTAGATGGTCAGATCCATGATGATCGCTTTATTCCCCGCATGAAGGAAGAGTACGTTAGACTGCTGGCTGATTCTATGAAGGATGATGGATACGTCATTCGTATTGACATAGAGCCAGATTGGTCGCTATCATATACAGGAAACTATTACGAATTTATATTAAGTGTATACGGATCATATATAGGAAAGAAGAGTGCCGCATGTATAGACGGTTTAGACAAGAACAGGCCGATATATACTCGCCAGAGCAAGTCAGGAGAGTCATATCAGGGTCTGGAATCACCATTGAATCAGAAGTAGACTCAGACTACCTGATTTTCTGTCCTTACCACAACAACTACCGCACCCCTGCTGGCGAGGTAAGTAAGGACAAGGGGACATTCTTTTGCTTCTCCTGCCACGAATCTCGTTCACTAATAGAACTAGTAATGCACACAACACAGAAGTCATACTTTGAGGCAAGCAGGTTTATTGAATCTGCCAAGGTAGAAACTAGTATCGTAGATAGCCTTGAGACAATGCTTGAGGAAAAAGAAGAGTACACTCCTTTCGATGAGTTGATGATTAAGAGACTTAATGTTCAGGCATTAGAGAGTCCAAGAGCAGTTCGTTATTACGAAGGTCGCAGAATTACTGTAGACTCTATAAATAAGTTTTCACTAGGATATAGTGAGAAAAGGGACATGGTTACTATTCCAGTAGCCAGTCCTGACGGCAGCATGTATGTAGGCTTCATTGGTCGTAGCGTGGAGGGTAAGAACTTTATCCATACCCCAGGTCTACCCAAGTCAAAGGTTCTATTCAACCTTCATCGTGTGAAGAGATTTGATTCAGTTTATATTGTTGAGTCTTCATTCGATGCTATCAGGCTTGACCAGTGTGGTGTTCCAGCAATTGCAACTCTTGGGGTATATATCTCAAAAGTTCAATTAGATCTATTGACAAAGTACTTCAATAATGTTATAGTTATCCCAGACAACGACGATGCTGGTAAGACTATGACAGATAAGATTGTCAAAAGAATGAAGGACCGTGCTACAGTCATTGGACTGCCACAACGTTTTAAGGATATTGGCGATATGACCGATGAAGATATCTTTAAACTAACAGAAAAGATGCAAGACCCACTACTAGCAATGTATTAAGGAGATGTATTTATATGGGTATTATGAAGGGTTTGAAGGCAATGGAGTCACTTGATCGTCCATCAGCATCCTCAGGCGAGGGAACCAAGGTTCGCTGGCTTAAGTTGGAAGATGGTCAGAGTGCAAAGGTTCGTTTCGTTAACGAACTTGATGAGGATTCACCAAACTTTGATTCAACACGAGATCTAGCAATCGTTGTTTCAGAGCATACCAATCCAAAGGATTATAAGCGCAAGGCAGTATGCACTAATGACTCAGAGGGTCGTTGCTTTGGCTGCGAGATGGCTCGTAAGGAGCCTAAGAGTGGCTGGCGTGCTCGCTACCGTTTCTACACCAACCTTCTTGTAGACGATGGTCTAGAAGATCCCTATGTTGCCGTTTGGTCACAGGGTGTAGGAAAGCAGTCTGCATTTAATACTCTCAAGGAGTATGCAATCGAGACTGGATCAATCAGCAACCGTGTCTGGCGCATGAAGCGTCAGGGTAGCGGTACTGACACAACCTACATCCTTCTTCCTGGAGATCCAGACAAGGATAAGTTTGATTGGACTGGCACTGAGCCTTACAATCTTGAGAAGGTTGTTCGTGAAGTAA